GAAAGCTCCCGAGGAAACTCCCGAGGAATCTACTACTACTACTACAGAAGAAGAAGAAGAAGAGGTTATCGAGGAAAGACCTGAATGGTTGCCCGAGAAATTTAAATCACCAGAGGATCTTGCAAAAGCATACGAAAATCTTGAAAAGAAACAGGGAGAACAAAACACGGATACTCCCGAGGAATCGACCGAGGAGAAAGCGGATGATAGTAATCAACCAACAACTGAGCTTGTCTCGGATGCTATCCAACAAGCCTCGGAAGCTTTTTATGAAAGCGGAGAGTTAACCGATAAGAACTACGAAGATTTAGAAAAGGCGGGCATCAGCCGAGAGATTGCCGATGATTACATGGAAGGCAAAAGAGCTTCTAATACTGCTCGGGAAACAGAGATACAAAATACGGTTGGAGGAAAAGATAATTATGCGTCCATGATCGAGTGGGCGAGTGACTCTCTAGCGAAAGATGAAGTGGAAGCCTTTAATGAAATAGCTGATTATGGGTCACAAGAGGCGAAAAAGATGGCAGTTAAGGGCTTATACGCGAGATATATGAGCGAAGACGGGGGATCGTCCGTGAATATTGCAAAGGGAGCCACTTCAGGATCTACTATTCAGCCTTTTGGTTCGATGGCACAAGTCACTACAGCTATGAAAGACAAGAGGTATCAGCAAGATCCCTCGTTTCGTAGAGAGGTAGAACAAAGAATTTCCATATCTAATTTATAACAACAACAAAAAGGAAAACATGATTAATTATATAATCGAAAATAAGGAACAGCTAATTACGATAGCAACCGCAACAGTTACTTTAGCGTCCCTCGTTAGTGCTTTGACACCTAACAAGACGGACAACAAGATAACAGGTATTCTATTAAAAACAATTAACTGGCTTGCTTTAAACATTGGCAAAGCAAAACCAAAAAGCTAACCACAAAACACAATGATAAAACTACTTGTAACTTTTCTGATAAACTTTCCGAAAATTTGCGAGTACTTTTTTAAAGTTGTAGAAGCTTATGAAAGGGAAGCTATTAAGCGTAATCGTGATCGCAACATTGATCTCATTGATGAGTGGCTGCGTGACGAGGACACCACAGAGCAAGATTCCCCATTTTCTCTCGAAACTGAGAGTCCATTCGTTCACCGTACAAGAAAAGGAAACAATAGGAGAGATCCTGAAGTACGTGAATGAACTCGAGCATAAGTAATATATAAAGATTTCAACACACAAAAAGAACACTAATTAACCGAAAGGTTGTTACGAGTGCGACCCCTTGCGAGGGACAATCAACAACAAGAACAAATCAATAGGTCTTTTTAGTTTATTAGAGTGCGTTGTTTAGAAGAAATAAAACAACAAACACAAAATAAATAAAGAAAGGTAAATAATATTATGTCTAATATAGGCGCAAATATACCAAGAGCAGGTAACCCAAATAACAGTACACAAGCAGCGGATCAAGATGCTTTGTTTCTCCAAGTATTCTCTGGGGAAGTACTAACTGCATTCGAAGAAGCGAACGTCATGCGTGACCTTCACACAGTAAGAACAATAAGCGAGGGTAAGAGTGCATCTTTTCCAGTAACAGGAATTGCAAGCGCATCTTACTTAACAGCTGGTGAAGACATCCTAGACGGTGCGGATCACCTAAGTAAGATTAAGCACAGCGAGAGAGTCATCACAGTTGATGATCTTCTTGTTAGCTCAACCTTCATCGCTGACATTGACAGTTTGCGTAATCACTTCGATCTAAGAAGTATTTACTCAAAAGAACTCGGTAAGGCACTCGCTAAGAGATTTGACCTTGCGGTAATGAAGACATTAGTTGCGGGCGCACAAGCAGCAGCAGCTACAGATCAACCTGCGGGTATTTCAATATCTTCGAATATTGCTGTAAGCAGTGGGGCATATACTAATGCCACAGGTGCTAAAGTAGTTGACGCTATTATAGAAATGGCTCAGAAGTTAGATGAAAATGATATTCCTGATGATGGGGATCGTTTTGCTATTCTACCGCCAGAGCTTTACTACTTACTTATTAGTGATACTACAGGCAACATCGCTCTTAACAAAGACTTTGGTGGTGTAGGTTCTATCGCTGAAGGTAACGTACCGATGGTTGCGGGGATCAAAATCTTCAAGTCAAACCACGTTAGAGATATCGCTGTAAATTCTACAGCAGGATCATACGCAGGAGCCGATGATGGTGACGATGCCGCTAAGAACAATCCGTTCGATGAAGCAGCAGGTTCAAGCGCAGGTAATGGTTACAACGCTGACCTTAGTGGTCTTCGTTTTGTAGGTGGCCACAAACAGGCCGTTGGAACTGTGAAGTTGCTCGATATCGCTACAGAGTCAGATTACAATATCCAAAGACAAGGTACTATCCTAGTCGCTAAGTATGCAATGGGTCACAACTGGCTCAGACAAGGTGCATGCGTTAAGGTTGTTGCTTAATTTAAAAAGTTAGCAAACAACGAAACATCACGAGAGATTGGGTGGGGGAATCAATAAAGGTTCCCTCGCCCTTTTTCTTTTTTCATTAAACATTTTTATAGAATTTTTATGGCTACACTTACAACACAACTAGAAGCTTGTAATGTTATGCTAGGGTACATCGGGGAAGCCCCTGTAAACAGCATTAGCAATACCTCGGAGCTTCCTGTCTCGGCAGCAAACGCAGTTACAATCCTCGAAGAAACATCAAGAGAAGTTCAAAGCGAGGGATGGCACTTTAACACCGAAACAGAAATATCTTTAATAGGTAGTGCAGCCGATGGAAAAATAACACTGGACGAAGACATCCTTCAAGTTGACCACGATGGTTCCGAAGATGTTGACCTCGTACAAAGAGGGCGTTCCTTATTTGATAGAAAAAACAACACCTATGTATTCACGGATGCTATCGAGGTAACTGTCGTGAAATACCTCGTTTGGGATAATTTACCCGAGCAAGCACGGAGATACATAACACTTAGGGCTGCCCGATCCCTTCAATCACGCCTTGTAGGATCGAGGGAACTTGAAGCTCTTATTATACGCGATGAGTTTGCAGCAAAAGCAAACCTAGAGAACTCGGACAACAACAATTCCGATAGAACTATATTTGATAATTTCGATGTCGCTCGCAGGATAGGCATCAACAGAAACTATAATCCTTACTAATGCCATTAATAAACACTTCTCTTCCTAATCTCGTTCAAGGAGTCAGTCAGCAACCCGCTACATTAAGATTTGACGGACAATGCGAGGAGCAGATTAACGCTTTATCTTCTGTATCTGATGGCTTAAAGAAACGCCCGAACACTCGTTATATTAAAAACTTAATAGACAGTGAACTAGATGATGGAGCTTTTGTTCATTATATAAATAGAGATAAGAATGAAAAGTATGTTCTTATTATAGAAAATACTTCTAATACATCCCCCGAGAAAACAACCATCAAGGTTTATAACATTTTAGATACTAACCCATCCCCTGTTTTTAGCACAGAGATAACAGCAACAAATAATTATCTTTTCGTACCCAAAACGGGATCGAACGCTGCTAAACCTAAAGACGTTCTTAAAGCCCTTACGGTTGGTGATACAACTTTTATTCTGAATACAAGCAAGTCCGTTTCTAGGATTGGTTCAACCTACAAAAGCCCCGCTATAACTTCCTCGTCTACAACCAATAAAGCCCTCGTATTTATTAAGAAGGGAGACTACTCAACCGAGTATAACATAAAGATTAAGGCTAGGTATTACACGAGTGGTACTTTAAATAACGGGGTTACGGCTACGCAAGTTACCTCAAGTGGTCAAATAGGTTACGAGCTTGCTTTAAACGGTAATGCACTTAATGAATCTACGCATTTTGCTAGTGGAACTTTAAGCTCTTCTAAGCACGAATTTAATGCTTCTTTTAAAACAAATGACCAATCTTCGGGAGAGACCACACAAGGTATTAGTACAGGTATTATAGCGAAAAGTTTACGAGATTCTATAGCCAGAGCTTTAAGGAGTTTTGGCGCAAGAACACAATCCTCGGGGGGATTTCTTTATGATTACGATGGTTTTAAAAACACTCACCTCACGGTAGGAGAAGTAACCGCAGTAAGCGCACAAGCCGAGGGGGATTATAACGCTAAACATACTTCCGCTACTGATTTTTCACTAGCAGCAGACACAACGAAATCTAATTACCAACAATACGTCTTCGAGATATCTTCTTCTGACAATGTAGAGTTTGAGATATCAGCTTTCGATAGTAAATCAGGATCAGCCCTCGGGGTTGTCTACAAAGAAGTAGATTCAATTTCTGATCTTCCAACAATAGCACCAAACAATTTCAAAGTTAAAGTCCGAGGAAGTGCCGAAGATAATGAAGATGATTTTTATGTAAAGTTTGAAACTGACTCGGGAGCTTCCGCTATATCAAATGGGGGTTGGATAGAAGACGTAGGATTTGATGAGCACATAATTTTAGATAGTGGGACACTTCCTTACAAACTCGTAAATACAGGTGTCAGTACCTTTAGTTTCTCGGCTAGTACTTGGAACACTAAACAAGTAGGAGACTCAGAAACAAATCCGTTTCCTTCTTTCTTTAACGGAACAGGAGATGCAGGGGATAGAAAAATCTCTAACATCTTCTTCTACAAAAACAGACTCGGGTTACTCTCGGAAGGTAGCGTGATAATGTCAGAAGCAGGGGAATACTTTAACTTCTTCCGAACTACTGTAAGATCCCTTCTCGATTCAGATCCGATAGATATAAACGTAGCATCTAAACGAGTAACAAATCTTTCAAGTGCTGTAGGCTTTCAAGAAAACTTAGTACTATTTGGAGAACGAGGGCAATTTGTATTAAAAGGCGGAGACCTGTTGACACCTAAAACTGTCTCGGTAACTCCTATTACAAATTATGAAAATGACACGAGTACCACACCTCTTGAACTCGGTAGTTATCTTTACTTCCCATTCACCCGAGGAAACTTTACAGGCATCCGAGAATTTTCGGTTAACGCTAGTACAGACAATTATGATTCTGGTGAGGTAACTTCACACGTACCGCAATACATCCCATCAAATGTCCTCGATATAGCGGGATCAACTACAGAGAATTTAATATGCCTCGTTAGTAACAAGACGGCTGACGAGACTAAGAACATGTATGTCTATAAGTACTATTGGGAAGGTAACCAAAAGGTATTATCTAGTTGGAGTAAATTTACATTCCCCTTCAAGATACGAGGAATAGAATTTGTAGATAGTGATCTTTACATTGTAGCAGCTAAGAACGGAAAGACGATACTTCTTAAAATGCCAATGGAAGAAAAGCTTGTTGATGATAATACGACATTTAATACGTATCTCGATATGCGTACAAACGACACTTATACAACAGGAAACCAAGGAGAAATAGTTCTCCCATTTACACCTGATACAGATGATGTAATACAAGTTTACACGAGAGAACACGGGAGTACAAAAGCGGGAGCCTTGTTACCTTCAACACGTAATGGTAACGTAGTTTCTGTTGGTAGTGACAAAATTAACATTCCTGTTTGGTTAGGTATTAAATATGAAATGTCTTACACATTCTCAGAACAATTATTTAAGCAACGAGCAAACAAAAATACAAGCCCCTCGGGATACCAAAGACACGTTCTTAAAGGTGGTACAATATTCTTTGATGATTCCTCGTCCTTTAAAGTCGAGGTAACTCCAAAGGCACGACAAACTTATACAAATACTTTCACCAGTAACATAGTAGGCTCGACAACTATCGGAACACTCCCGATTGAATCAGGATCATTCTCGTTCCCTATAATGTCATCAGCAAAAGACACGACAATTAAACTTGTAAATGACTCAGCTTTACCCGCTAACTTTCAGTCAGCAGAATTTGAATCCTTTATCCACTCGAGAAGTAGGCGTGTTTGATCGAACAATAGTACGTTACGATAAGATTGATGTTATAGATGGACATCCCGACCATGCCGAGTATCTCTCGGATAAACTCAGGGAAATCGATAACATTGAATGTATGGCTCTCGGGAAACGCCCGAAGGATGCTTTACTGTCTGCTTTCGAACACGACATGGCTACTATGACTGTAGTCGATAAAGAAAGAAAACCCCTAGCAATGTTTGGTGTAGGCGAGGATGACTCGATGCCTTATATCTGGATGCTCGGGACGAAAGAATTTCCAAAGGTCGCACGAAGAGATCTTATAAAACACTCAAAGACTTGGATAAAAGAACTCCTAAGAATTACAGGAGGAGCAGCAGGTAATGTTGTTCATTGTCATAATCGCCCTGCCGTAAGGTGGCTCGAGTGGCTCGGAGCAAGCTTTAATCAACAACTAACAATAAAAGGAGAACCCTTCTATCAATTCATTTTAATCAACCACGAAATAGTAGACGAATATTATGTGTAGCCCATTAATTGCATCATCAATCATAGGCGCAGCAGGAACGGCTTCCTCTCTTATAGGACAAAGCCAACAAGCGAGCGCACAAAGACAAGCGCAAGCCATAGCTTCAAGACAAGAACGACAACGCTATCTTGCCGAGGTGTCTGCTATGAGATCTCAACAGCAGCAGGAAGCGATAGGAAGATCCCAAAGCATTGAAGAGTCTGCTAGGAGAGCTATGGAAGCTCGAGCAACAGCAACAGTTGCAGCGGGAGAAGCAGGGGTTAGTGGTTTAAGTGTAGATGCTTTACTCGGGGATCTCTCGAGACAACAAGCAGAATATGAATTTTCAGTACAACAACAAGCACGGATGACCGATGTAAACCGACAGATGGCACTAACAGAGTCGGGTCTCGGGTTCAGTAGAAACATGCTTAGAATCAATCAACCGATAGCACAGCCCGATTACCTCGGGACATTTACTCAGGGACTACAATCAGGTTTGAGTAATTACGGGGTGCTATATAACTCAGGACTATTCGAATAATAAAAAGATGGCAGAAAGAAAACAAGTTAATCTAAATCTCGGTAAGGTATCCGCTACGCCTTCAATGCAAGCAGTAGGTGGTACCAATCAAGTAGCAGTACAATCAGTTCTTAAAGATAACGCTGCTATGAGGTTATCGAGATCCCTCTCGCAGTTTAGTAACATCCTCGGACAAACGAGTAACATCAACATGCAACGGGGAAAAGATGCTGCCGAGAAACTCTCAGCAGAAGAAATAAACGATATTATTGAAGGTAAAGTACCCGCACCCACAGGAGGAGCTTTAGGTAAGTTAGGGTTTCAAAAAGCCTTTCACCAAATAGCAGCTAAAAGATGGTTTGATACAACAGGTGTGCAAAAATATGCAGAAGTTGAGAACAGGATTAATGCTAAGATGGATGAGTTTATACAAAGCTCAACACCTATTGAACAAGTACAAGCTTACGTTCAAAACGAATTACAAACACTCGAAGGAGAAATAGGAGAATACTTTGAGGGAAACTCGTTTGGTTCTCGGGTAAAGAATCTTATCGGTAGTGAACTATCTACTAGGATAACAGCAGGAGCTACCAAAGGATACGAGCAGAAACAGTTGGCTTATATGAGGGCTGTTGAGGAAGAGAAAAGATTAAATGAATTTAGCGGTGTAGTTTTAGGTGAGAGTAATGAGAATTTAAATGGGTATTTTACCCGTATGCAAAAACTATATAAAGAGGACGGCTACTCGGGGGAAAAGATAAACACTATAATTAATAGTACTTTTATTAAAGGTTTAAATCTAGCAATGGCAACCGATCCTGATATAGCTCTCGGGATGTTATCACAAGCTAAGAAGGTAAAAATAAATGGACAACCCGCTCTTGGTAGTATGGCAACTCGTCAAGCAATGGCGGAAGCTAGAGGTAAAATAAGTAAACTCCAAGCAGCAGCCGAGGAAGACGAGTTTACACTGTCTGAGATAAATCAACAAGTAACAGGAACAGCAGGGAAATTCTTTGAGA